CCCCCCTGAGCCGCTCAGGCTCGACGCCGATCAGGTTCGATATCCAGCCCAGGATGTCGTCCTTGGCCTTCTGGAACTCGGCCTTGTCCATCCGGTCGAGGCCGTGCATGCGCTGCGAGCGCGCCTTCTGCACGGTGACCGTCGAGCCCCTCACCACGACGCGCGCGAACTCATCCTCGCCCCTGGCGTAGGCGGCCACGCGCGCCGCCGCCGCCCGGCTCCCACAATCGACCACCGTCTCGCGGAACCAGCCGGTCGCGATCAACGCGGCTTTCCTCAAATGTTCGCTCGTCGGGAACATCTCGCCCATGCTTTCGGGCAGGTTGTTGTGAGCCTCGGCGATCCAGGCGAACTGCTGCTGATGCGACGCCCAGTTCCGCTCGCTGACCTGCTCCAGCCAGTACCGCTGGCCGATCGCGTACTCCTTGTCGGCGAGCTTGGGCTTCGCCGGGATCATCGATGTGCCGTTCCACACAAAGGCCATCATGCCGCCAGATCCATCGCGTGCAGGTAGAGGTGGTGCTTGCGGCAAAGCCACACGACGTTGAGCGGCTTGTCGTAGTCGGGATGATGCATCTCGGCGTCATCGGCGTCGCAGACGAAGCAGGGCTCCGGCGTCAGCGCGCCGCGCTTCAGATAGACCCCGGCATAGGACCGGCAGCGATCCTTGCGCTTCTGCTCGTCAGTGAGTGGATGCGCCTTCCGCCACTCGCGCATCCAGGCGGCATGCTTCGCTCTATGGTTCTCGGCCCACATCAGAACTGCTTTCTTGTGAAACTTTGCATGGGCGTCAGCCGGGGTTAGTGGGTTTTGGCCGAGCATTGCGGGTAGCGCGGCTCATGAGGGGGAGAGCCCCATGAGCCGCGCGCCTCGCCAGCACTGCCACGCCGGGCAACGCCAGGATCTGCCCCGCCAACCAACGCCAAGCCAGCCCAGCCGTGCCACGCCCGGACCAGCCGGGCCCGGACAAGCGGTGCATAGCCAAGCCTTGCCAGCCGCGCCACGCCGGGCCTCGCCCCGCCGAGCCGGGCAGAGCCATGCCTCGCCAGCACTGCCCCGCCGAGCCGAGAAGAGCCTCGCCATGCCCCGCGTTGCCTGACCTCGCCAGCCAAGCCAAGCCGAGCCCCGCCAAGCCCTGCCCGTCCCGGCCAGACCTCGCCTGGACGAGCCCTGCCAAGCCAGCCCTGCCTAGCCAGACTGTGCCGCGCCCGGCCCTGCCAGGACCCGCCACGCCGCGCCAGCCAAGCCGTGCCGCGCCAACCAACGCCAAGACCGGCCGTGCCAAGCCGGGCCGTGCCAGCCCGCCGTTTCACGGTCGGGCTTCATCCCCGCCGCGCGGCCTTGCGACCCTGCGGCGAAGCTCGCGTTGAGCCGGTAAAATCAGCTCAACGATCTCTCTCAATTCGCGATAGCGCGCGGTCCAGGCGTCGAGGTCGCGTTCTGCCTGCTCCAGCAACCGCTGGCGCAGATCGCGGCTGCTCAACACGTCCCCGAGCGAACGATAGCCGACGCCATTGTCGCTGCGGATGCTCAGGAACGCCGGGCGGGCCTTGTCGTCATTGTCGTCGATGATGCGGATCGAGCGGATCAAGGCTCGCGCCTGATCCATCCGGTGCGCCTCGGCGGCCTTCTTGTCGTCCCACTCGAAGTAGCGATGCAGCGGGCTCTTCGCGTCGCGGGCGTCCGCAACGACGGCTTGCGGGTGCAGCTCGCCCCCGTTCTCAAGCCGGATCGTTTCGAGTGCCTCGCCAATCATCTGCGGGTCAGCGCGCTTGGCCCGGCCTGGGACCGCGCCGTCGAATGCGTATGTCGTCATTTTATTCCGCCGCCTCCAAAAGCATCATCGTCTCAGGCATAGGCATCGGGCCTTCGCCCTTGGCGAAGCGCGTCCAGGCGTCCTCCTCCTCGGCGGTCGACAGGTGGAACGAGCCGAACACGCCCCTCTTTTCGTTGCGCCAGTCGCACAAGCCGCACGCGCGCCCGGCCTCGTCGAACAGGAAGGCCAGCGCCTCGGCAGGCACCTGCGTCGGATTGAACCTGCCGGTGATCCTGGCCGCCCATGGGAAGAACTGGGCGCGGTAGGCGAGCGTCGAGTTCTTGTTCAGGCCCGCGCCGACGCGCACCATGTCCTCGCGCATCTCTGGCTTCGCCCCATAGATGCGGGTCAAGGGCATGTCGCACACGGCCGTCTCAAGCGCGGGCCGCACCTTGTACATCGAGCAATCGAGCCAGACGTTGGACAGAATGCTCGTCTTGCTGACGCCCTTGTCGACGTGCGCCGCCGTCATCAACGCGAGTTTGGCCGCCGTCGTCGGGAACGCATAAACGCCCTTGCGGATCTCGTAGAGGGAATTTGCAAAGTCCTCTTGGGGATCGCGCGCTTGGCGACCGGCGGCTTTCACCGCTTTGACTTGCTTTCTCAGCATTTCGAGCCGCGCTTTTTCGCTCCAGCTGTGAGTAATTAATGGTGTGTCGCCGACGATCCACACATCGAAACGTGAGAAAGTCGACTTGCCTTCAATCAGCGCCCGCAGGCTGACGACGTTGTCCCGCTTCTGATCGTCCGTTAGAATTGGTTTTTGCTTCGGCATTGTTGCGTCCTTCCTCGTTGTTGAGAGCCGGGGGCCTTGCACGCCCCCGGCTCAGTTTTGAGCTGACATCGCCAGCATCGCCGCGCCCTGCCACGCCTAGCCCTGCCACAGCCCGACCTAGCAACGCCCTGCCTTCCTCACGCCACCATGGAGTAGCGGCGCGAGAGCTGTTCGACCTTCCGGTCAACCTCCTTGATGAACTGCGTAATCTCGCGCTCCAGCTCGGCGATGCGCGCGTTGTCGCGATGGACGCGCCTGATCCACATCGCCATGTGCGGCGGGAAGTCGGGGTTGAACGAAACGTAGTCGCACCAGGAGTGGCTGGTGCAGGCCAATTGCCACATCATCTGGACGAGGTGGTCGTTGCTGATCGTCTCGGTGAGCAGCGTGTCGAGATGCTTGGCGGGCAGCGGGCATTTGATCTCGACGAGCCCCGCAATCGCCGTGCCGCCGGGGGCCAGGACGAGGCCGTCGGGCGAGGCGTGTGTGCCGTCGATGCGCGGGTGCTGGATGAGGCCGATCTGTTGGACCTCGACGCAGCGCACCAGCTCGTACATCACGCGCGCCTCAGGCTCGCGGTCGGTGCCCTGCAACATCGCCTGGGTCCGAAAAGGTTCGATTGGCCTGTTGGTGATGCGCTCCAGCACCTTGTTCGCCATCAGGCTCTCGCGATCCGCGCTGTAGCCGGTCTTAGTGCGGCGCACGACGGCGGGCGCGTCAGACGCTCCGACCGAACCGCAACGGGCTTGGCGCCACTCCTCAGTTCCCTGCTGGAGCATTGCGCCGCCCCTTCTGTTCGGCCTTGGCGAGGTCGAGGACCTGCTTGGCGCGCGTGTACTGGTCGACGTTCATGTCGATGATGTTGTCGACGCCGATCAGCTTGAGCAGCGTCGCCTCGTTTCGGCCTGTAGCGGCGATGAGGGCGGCCAGCTCGTAGGCCTGGGCGTCGCTGATCCTGGGCGACGTCCCGCCTGCGGCTTTGCCGTCATCGTCGATGGCGGCGGCGAGGCCGATGGCGGCGCGCAATCCGTATCTTTGCAGGTAAGTCAAAACGCTTCCGAGCGCCTGAACCCAGCTCATGCCGGTCGTGCCGGGATCAACCTTGCTCTCCAGCGTGACGCGCTCGCTGTAGCCGTCGCTGTGGGAGACGATGCAGGTGACCTTCACCAATTCGCCGCCCTGCGCGACCGCGAAGCGGTAGGCGAGGCCGTGCGCGGCGAACACCGGATCGACGATGCGGGCGACGTCGGCGAAGCTTTCGTACTTGTACTTGGTGCGCGAGCCGCCCTCGCGCCTCGAGGGGTAGTCCACGTCGCGGGTCTTGAGGACCGGCTGGAGTTCGCCCTTGGCGATGCTCATGGCGGCGTTGAAGGCGCGCTCGGCGGCGCGGTCCTCCTCTTGCCGCCGGGCCAGGAGGAGCCGGTCGAACACCTCGATGTTGAGCTGCGGATTGGCGGCGAGCCGCTCGATCATGACGAGCAGGCCGCCGCCCCCGGCGGCCGAAGGGGGTTCCGGTTCCGGGGGCGGCGCAGCGGCGGACGGGTAAGGGACCTCCGTCGCTATCTGATTATCGCTCATGTTGAGGCTCCCGGAAAGCCTGAAGGTTGTCCCCGCGACAACAAGTCGTCAACCTCTAACCGTGCGAATATTTGTGGACGGCAGTAGTTTGCCACCGTTAGACCTTTAACGGCAAGCACGCCGGTTAGACGTCTAACGATGGACAATATAGCTGCTGTTAGATGTCTAACGCACTGCTACGCAATGGATGATGATGGCCCCGGTCTAACCTTACGACGATCTGTGGACTGCGGCAATATTCTCTCTTGACCAAGTAACGGCCGCGCGGCATCTTGCACCGATGGACCGACTGCATACGCGCCCCCCCCAACAGCCGCCGCTCGTCGAGCTGATCCGCCTTCGTCAGGAGTTCTTTCCCGGCATGACCCAGAAGGACTTCGCCAAGCTTTTGGGCATCACCCGGCTGCACGTCAGCTCGGTCGAGAGGGGACGCCGCAGGCCATCGCTCGATCTGACCCTGCGCTGGATCGCGCTGCTCGCGCCCAAGGCGCGGCTCGACATGTTCGGCCACCTGCCGGTGGTCGAGGAGCGCGTCCGCGCGCTGAAGAAGCTCCAGGAAGTCTCGCCGGAATTTTTCCAAGCAGCCTGAAGGGCGAAACGCGATGGCGCGCAGAGGGAAGATATTTGCGCCGCGCGAGAGCCTGATCCAGGCCGCCTGCCTCCAGCACTGGCTGGCCTTCGGCGTCCCCGGATCCCTGGTCGCCGCCGTCCCCAACGCCAACGCCCACGGCCAGCCTGGGCTGACAAAAGGCCTGTTCGACCTCATCGTGATGTCGCCCACCCTCGGCGACAAGACCGGCTGGCTGGAGCTTAAGGCCGACGACGGCGCGCTCACGGACGACCAGAAGAAGGTCAGGGGCGTCATGATCGCGCTCGGCGTGCCGCACGCGGTGGCCTATGGCCGCGACGAGCCGATCAGGATCCTGGAATATTGGGGCGCCGTGCGGCAGCAAGCGAGGGCTGCGGCATGATCACCGTCAGGCTGACCCCAAACATGACCGACTATGCCGACAATGTCGGCGCCCTTCGACGTTCGCGCGCCTTCCTCAATCGCTTCAAGAACGTGAACGGACTGACCGGCACGTTCGACCATCTCCTGGCGATTGATCGGTTGGGAGCGCGCTGCGAGGCGGCCGGGAAAGTCTACCTGAACCCGATCCATTGGAACGCCTGCACCGACCGTTTCAAGGGCGCTCCCGATTTGGGCCGGTTCGTCGATGTCAAAGGGATCGGCCGCAGGGGACTAAGGATGCCGGTCCAGAAGGACGACCCTGATGACTTCGCCTTCCTGCTCATCTCGGCAGAGCGGCACCCCGACTGTGACATCCTGGGCTGGCTCTGGGGACGCGAAGCCAAAGATCAACGGTTCTGGGACGATCCGCATGGCGGAAGGCCAGCCTATTTCGTCCCTGAGGAATGGCCGGGCGGCAAGTTGCGCGAGCCCGAAGAACTGCGCGCCCTCATCCACGACGCCGCGCAGGAAGAGATGACGCAATTCGCGAGGGAGGTGCTGAACTAAGAACCTGGGCGGAGCATTTGGCCGAACCCCGCCCAGGCCCAGGTTGGTTGAGGGTTTTCTACGACCTCTCCCAAGCCTTTAACAGAAGATCATCACAACTCCAAGACGCGAGTTGTGAACCTTCTGCGTGTAAATGGTTTCGCCCCCTTGCACGGCGGGTCATTTCGAGACGCGCTCATGTTCTCGGCGAAGCCCAATAGAAAAGGGTCACGCATATGGCCGGTGCACTCCGGCTCGCCTAGCAGCGGCGTGGCGACGCGGCTGGGGCTACCAAGCCCTTCTGGCACGGACTGCTAGATTTGACAGCCAGATACCGGTGAACCGCGAGGCCCGGCGCAAAATGCAGGGAGCTGCTTTTGCAAATCCTCCCGCCCTGTCCGTGGCCTCGGCCGTGGGGGGTAAGGGGGGCTTTGCTTCAGCAGGGAGCTTGGGTGGCCGTTGGCCACCCCAACCAGAGGCTACTGGTTCAGAATAAAGCACTGGAGGGACGCGATGGAAATCAGAACTACGCTGAGGCTGGACCGTGAGGCCAAGAACACGGTTCGTTATGTGGAGACGACTTTCCCGCAATGTTTCTATAGCGGCATGATCTACATCCGGAAGGATGCGCTGGGCGATCAGGATTACCCGCCAGAGCTTGAGGTGACGATCACGCCGAAGGCCAAGCTCGCCGTCGTGCGCGCCTGATCTGGGTCGTAGCGGTGAGCAAGCGCAAGTCAAAACTCAAGGCGATGGCCGAAGCGGGCGACCAGTGGGCCATCGAGACGCTGGCGAGGATGCGGGCGCAAGGCCGGGCTGCTGGGCTGCATGGCGCGACGATGCGCATGGCCCGCGATCCCGATCCTGAAGCCGAAGCCGCCAGGGACATCCGCGAATGGACGGATGGGCGCAGGCCGACGCCGTGGCGCGTCCACCGGCTGGCCCAAGCGTTGAAGAATGGCTGACGAGCCCGATCCTATGGTCGTCGAGCTGCTGCTCCGCGATGCTTACGAGGAATTGGGGCGGGTGGCGATGATCGCCGAGGGTTACGCGCTCAAGCTGTTCGACGCGAGCGAACGCCGCAATGCGATGGAGGCCGCCGGCCGGCTGCAGCAACTGCGCCTGTGCACGGTGACGATGATCCAGATCTTCAACCTGTTTCTGAGAAAGCCCCATGGTCAAGGAATGGCCGAAGCCGGAGCAGGATCGTCGCACGGCGGTCGTGAGCATACGCGGATCGCGGATGGAGACGCGGGAGGTTGACCTGAACGAGCTGCTCGCCTGCTGTCGGCGCGAGCTGGCGTTCCGGGAGCGTTGCTATCCACGATGGGTGAGTAGAGGCTCGCTGTCGGAGAAGAAGGCCCAGAAGGAGCTGGAGCTGATGCGGGAACTAACAGATTTTTTATGTCATTGCGTTTTCAAGGCGGTTGTCCGCCGCGCCGGTTAGCGGCTTGCCCGATAGTTGGCCTTTTTACTTGGCGCGGGCGCGGCGGGCCTTTTCGCGCTGATCAGGCGTCATGTTGCCCCTTCGAACGCCCTGCTTGGTCGGCTTGGTTGTTCCCGGCTTGAGATTTCCTGCTCGCTGCATCGCGCTGACCGCGACCGCATACGGGTTATCCACATCGCCCTTGGCCTTGAGCTGCTTTACGAGCCTATCCAAAATTTTCGGCATGGCTTACCCTCTTGAAGCGCCCAGCAGGACGCGGCATGGCCATGGAAGGCGCGGCGGCGCAAGGTCTCGCAGAGCAAGGCGGCGCGCGGCTTTGCTGGCAAGGAGGCGGCCGATCTCAAATCGGCCGCCTTTTCGCCGCCTTCGGCATCGGATCAGCCCCACAATCTTGGGTCGCCGTAGCCGGAGCCGCTGCGCGGCTTGGGCTTGAACGGCCCCATGTCCTTCGGCCAGACCATGCCCTTCTGCAGCGGTCCCACGCCCCATGGGGCGTTCGACATGCCGCCTGCGGCGAGCGGCCCGCTGACCGGCTGGGCGTTGCGCGCGGGGAGGTTGGCCGGGTTCGCCGCTGGCGCAGCCGCCGGCTGGCCGCCGCCGCCGAACAGGCCCGCGAGATTGAGCGCGGTCATCTGCGGCCCGCGATTGCGCGCGGTGGGGTCGGTGTTCTGGCCCTGGTCGAGTGTGACGAAGCGCGGGTTCGAGGTCGCGCCCTGGGCCGACGCGCCGCCGCTCGCCAGGGGGCCGGGGACGGGACGCTGCGCCGACACTGGCTGGGCGTTGGGGGCGGGCGCGTTGGGGCTCGCCGAGGGCGCAAAATAGCCGCGTGGGTCGATTTGGCCGGGGAAGGGCATGTTGCGCGAGGCTGGCCCCAAGTCCTGCGGGAAGGGCATGTTGCGGGTCGCCGGATCGGTCGCGGGCTGCAACACGCTCGGCGGCACGGGCGGCCCGCCGCCGTCGAGAGCCGCCGGCGGCGGGCTTGGGTGCTTGAGGGCGTCGAGGTCGTCGGGGCTGGGCCCGCCATTGGTCGGCGGCGCCTCGGCCGCGTTCGCCGAGCCGGGGCTGAACATCTGCATGAGGTACTGCAGCCACGCCTGCTGATTGACGCCTTGAGGCGGCTGGCCGCCGACGCCTGAGCCCTGTGGCGCGGCTCCAGGCCCCCCGGTCGGCCCGGCGCCGCCGCGCGCCCACCAGGGAAGGCTGTCGGTCAGGTCGGTCACCGCCATGTCAGGCCACCGCGATGGAGTTGGAGAGGGGCGCGAGCGTCGATCCGGCGGCGTTGGTCGCCGTCACCTGACAGGTGAGGTTCGCGCCGCTGTCGGCCGCCGCGAGGAGGCGGGTCGATTGGGTCGCGCCTGCGATGTTGGCGCCGTTGCGCCGCCACTGGTAGGCGTAAGACGTCGGGACATAGGTCCAATTGCCCTGGGTGCAGGAGAGCGTATTGCCGACCGCCCCCGTGCCGCTGATGGCTGGCGCCGAGGTGTTGACCGGCGGGAAGATCTTGCTCAATTCGCCGGTGATCGCGTTCGCCATCTGGACGGGCGTCAGGTTGCCGCCCTTGCCGGCGTTGACCACCATGAGGACGTCGTTGGTGAAGCGCGAATGGCCGGGCAGGCCGGGCCTGAGCGCCAGCGGCGCGGCCGAGAGCGTCGTGTCGCGGCGGGTGGGATCGGTGGCGAGCGCCGAGGTGATGGCGTTCAATTCGGCCACCCGGTTCGGGTACCATTTGTGGATCATCGCCTCGAGCGCGACTTGGCTGGCGAAGTCGGAGACCTGGAAGGTCATGGGGGGTCAGCTCCGCTTGGCGGGCGGCGCGACGCCGGGGACTTGCTTGTGCGAGCCGGGGCCGGTGAAGGCGCCGCCGCCGGAGGCGATGACATGGGCTTCGTATTTCGGCCGCTCGTCGTCGGGCCGCTCGTCGACCTCGTCGTGGTATTCCGCCATGCCGTGGGCCTCGACCCAGGCGGCTCTGGCGCGCTGCTCGTCGGCGATGGGCATGCCGTCGACATAAGCCCCTTCGGGAGGCTTCTGGGCGAGCGGGTCGAGCGCGGGCTCAGGCGTCCATTCCTCGCGCGGCTCGTCCTCGGCGGGCTCCTCCCAGTGCGGCGGCCCGGCCTGCGCCTCGAACTTCTCCGATTGCGGGTCGCGGTCGTCCTTGGGCCGGGCGCCGATGGGCAGGTTGCGCTCAGGCGGGGCGACGCCCGCCTCCGGCAATTTGGGTTGCGGCGTGGGCTTGGGCTGGGGCGGCTTGGGGGGCGTGGGTGTGGCGGGCTTGGCGGGCTGGGCGGCCATCGGTCAGCTCCTCATGGGGTTGAGCTGACTGGCTCCTTTAGCACATTCGGAGAACGCCCGGCGACATGAAAAAGGCCGGGGGAAGGCCCCGGCCGAGTTTTTACGAAAGGTAACGCGACGACGAGCCTACTCCTCTTTGGGCGGCGTGTCGCTCTCGGCCTCAGGCCGGAAGTCTGGCCCGGCCGGCTTGGCGTTGTTGAGCTGGTCGAGCCGCGTCTCGGCCTCGCCGAGGACTGCGGCCAGCCTCTTCCACCGCATGCCCTTCTGGCGCTCGGCGGCGCGTCTGAGCGTCGGCAGGATCGCCTCCGGCTCGTCCAGTTCGATGATCGTCTCGACCGTCTCCTGCAGTTCGTCCATGCCTATTCTCCTGGGTCAGCCGCAGAATGACCTCGCTGAAGCCCTCCGACGGCCCTCTGGCGGCCTCTAACGCATCGCGGGTCGTCGGGTCCAGCCACAAGTAAACGTGGCCGTAGGGGCTCCGTTGCGGCTCGATGGGGTCTTTGGCCCTGGCGCGGAGCGCCGCCCAGGCCTCGGCTGAGATGGTGATCGCTTTCATACCGGCCAATATAGGACTAAGTTGGCGTTGGGCCAACCTTGAGGACGGACGGGCCATGATGGCGATGGCGAAGGATCAGTGGCTGGATCTGTTTCAGACCGGCGCGCTGCTGCTGATCGCCATCACGCAGGTCCTGATCTGGCGGGCGATCCGCGATGAGATGCGGCGCGCGGCCTCGGCGGTGAGCGTGATGAGCCGGGCGATAGGCGAGGGCAGCGACACCTTGCGGCGGGTCGAGCAGATCGAGGAGGATCTGGCGGACCTGACGCATCAGGTCGAGGGGCGGCTTAAGCCTTCATCGGAAGCTTGAGGATCGGGGTGGGCTTGAACACCTGCATCACCATGCGCTGGTGGCCTTCCACGGCCTCGTCCCAGGTGGCGTAACGCGCCATCCCCTCGCTTGATCCGTTGACGAACACCATCGTCTCGAACAGGAGCGGGGGGCCGTGGCCGAAGCCATGGTCGAGGCCCAGGAACACCGTCGACACCCGCACGTCGTCCCGGCGAGTGTCGGCCACGCAGCGGTCGGCCGTGTCGAACCACTTGGCCCACTTCAACAGATCGGGCTCAGGCGCCGCCTCATGACCGACCAGGATGTAGCGCCATTCGAAGGCGTCGGGATCGCCGCTCATTGGGTGGCTCGCTTGAGTTGGGGTTCGACCCTCAATTTGTAGTTGATGTCGATCAGCGCCCGCACCCCCGTCACATGAAGCCTGAGCATGTGTTCGCGCATGCGCTTCGTCTCCTTCGGATCGCCGAGCAGCACATGGCCGGCGAGCCACATGGCGAGCAGATCGGCGAGCGCCGCGCCCTGCACATGCACGGGCTTGCCGGCGAACAGCGGGCGCACCGCCTTCACCAGGGCCATGACCTCGTCGGCGTCTTCCTCGTCGCTCATGGCAGCCTTGATGCTCATGGCTCGTCCCTCCACTCCTCCAGCTCCTTGACGCGCGTCTTGAGCCGCTCGATGTCGGCGTCCAGGACCTCGATGCCCAGCTGATACGTGTCGCCCAGGCCGAGGATCTGCGCCTCCAGGGTGGTGACGATGCGCCGGTTCTGGCGCATGAACAGGACGACCGCGAGCGCGCAGGCGCTCGCGCCCGCCGCGCAGAGCCAAATGCCGATGGTGAGCATCATTGGCGTTGCCTCCACATGCGTTCGACGAGTTCGAAGCACGCGTCCAAATCCGCCTGGGTCCAGCGGTAGCGGGTCATGGCGATCCTGTAGCAGACGCGTCCCATCATGGTGACGACCCACTTCGCGATTGGGCGCGGCAGGCGCGGGATCACGAACCTAAAGAAGCGCGCATGCGAGTTGGCCTGCATCGCGCGATAGGCGGCGATGATCTCGTTGTCGCTGATGCGTCGACCGTTCACGGCGTCTTGCCCTTGGCGTACGCGCCCACGCCTGTGCGGGTGAGCGCGCCGACCTCGACCAATCGCGCGATGCGCGAGCCGATGCCGCTGCCGGAATAGCCAGCCGCGCTGACCAGGCGCTTGAGTTCGCCATAGCCGTGCTGTTCGCCGTCATCGAAGGCGCGCAGGATCACGCCATTGACGCCCTCGGCGAGGTTGATCCCATTGCTTGCGCGCGGGGCTCGCTTGTTCTTCATGAGGCGCGGCGCGGCGGCGAGCCTGGGCTGCGCCGGCCCGGCGTGCGGGCGCTCGAACACTTCCTCGACCGTGAGGTTGTCGAGCGGAATGAATTTGGCGACGATGGAGAACAGCGTCTCGGCGTCGATCTGAAAGCCAATCTTGAATTTGACCGGCATCACCGCGCCTTCCGATATTTGGCCATGTTGACGATGTGCCGCGTCGTCGTCAGCGGCTCGGCGCGCGGCTCGATGCGTGGCTTGGGCTGCGGCATCGGCGGCACGATGTGGACAGGCTGCTCATAGGGCGTGATGCCGAGCTTGTAGCCGAGCGCTCTCAGGACGGCGTTGATGGTGGCGGCCTGCGGCCGTTTGGTCGCGCCGGAGAACCAGTTGGAGAGCGTGGTGGGGGTTACGCCCGAATGCTCGCTGATCCACTGATAATTCGCGCCGCTCGACTGGTAGATGGTCCTGATCTCGTCGATGATCGGGTCCTTGTCGATGAAAGTTGTAGCTCTTGTAGGTGAAGCCTTTCGGCTGATGCTCCGGCATTGCCCATCCCTTTTTTTGCCGCGCCTGAGCCAACGCTACCCACAAAGCTAGCCCCGTGACAACCTCTAACGCATGAGCTTTTCGCTTCATTCGCGCCCGCGAACGCGCTATCCTTCCGCCTATGTTCAGGTTCGCGAGAAAGCGGCGATGAGCGGGATGTTTCGCTCATCGCCATTGCGCCAGCCCCGCTTGGCCTGGACGAGCGACGCCCTGCCAAGCAATGCCAAGCCCAGCCCGGTTACGCCAAGCCTGCCCGGGCCTTGCCATTGCTGCACCCTGGCGGGCGCAGCAAGCCAAGCCTGCCTCAATGTTGGCCGTGAGGCAACCTGATGGGCAAGCGGCTCGCCGACGCGGACACAAGACGGTTCTTCGAGGAGTTCGAGCATGTCCGCGTGTCGCGCTTCCGCGCCTCAGGGGTGATCGATCCGGCCAAGCGCCAAGCGCTCATCCCGTTCCCCAACGGCTCAACCAAGCTCATTGGCGTCAGTCATACGCGCTTCCCGAACGGCGGCGGCTGGAGCTTGTTTCAATGTCCGCGATGCGCCCGCCGTACGCCGACGCTGTACGTGGTCGATGATCAGCCATTGTGCTGTCGATGCTGCTCGGCCCGCAACATCAAGCACGCGAGCGCCTACGGCTTCGGTCGTGAAGCCCGCAGGAAGGCCGAGGACAGGCGTCTGGACGAGCTGATCGCCAAGCTCGAAACCAAACAGCCGCTCAGGCTCAAGCCCGCCCCAAGCTCATGGCGAGGCAAAGCGCAGCAGGTCTACAACAGCGGGAACCTGCGGGAGGCCATGCGCCGAAGGCTGATCGAACTCAGGCTCGACCAGATCGCCTACCAGAACGCCAGGGACGAAGCCGACGAGGACGATACGCTGCAGACCCATCAGCCGGTCCCAGCCGCACGCGAACTCATCGACCTCACGCCAATCTGGCGAGCCAACTCAACCGAAACCCTCCAGCAAGCCCTCGATAACGCCCAGATCACTATACTCAAGGCATTGGAAAGCGACGATCCCCGCCAACGCCTCAATGCCGCAAAACTCATGCTGAGAACCAAACAAGCCAGAGATCGAGGCCTGTGACGGATAACAGCGCAATGCACATGGCCAGGGCGCCCTTTCTTCATCACATGTAACCTGTTGTAATCGTTGAGGTTTTCTAGCTACGTCACAATGGTTGCCCTAAGTATACATCATTGACTATACTTGTGTGTGCTTCTTATCTTCGGATCAACCGTAATCTGAGCCAAGTCCGCGATGGGGATCTTGACGCCAAGCCCCGCGCCGTGCCGTTCCAAGGCTGCGGATCGGCTGTGGATCATAGCGATGCAACCCTATGCAACCGAGCCACAACCAGCTTTATCCACGCGAGCCATGCGCGTATTGCATCACACGGCTAAATCCCGCACTGTGCGGGAGTACAACCTAACAATATCAATGGCTTACGCGCCAATGCGGAATTGAATAATAAAACCGCAGCACATTCAACAGGTTACGTGAGCCAGCCCGGCTGTCGGCAGGTTTGGTCGCCTGACGCAACCCGAACAAGGGGACCCTGCCCTACTTTTCTGAGGAACAGAAAAGACCCCCCTATGGGTGGTTGTTATGGGGGGGCCCCCGGAGGGGGGATCCCATCCTCGCGCCCGCCCCATTCCCAGACTACACCCCCGCCCGGTAAGAATATACTCAATTGAGATCCGGCTTTGTTAGGCCTAATGGTTAGTACCAACGCGAATACTGTTAGGCCTAACGCCGGGAGGGGTCGAAATGGGGTTGAAGTGTGTGATCTGCGAGAAGGCGCATTTGCCCAGCGAGCGGTGCGGGTTGGACACTGAGGCTGGGCTGGCGGCGTCTGCCCGGCTGGATCGGGCCAGGGCGGTTTTGGCCCGCGTTGAGGCTCCTGTGGCCAAGGAGGCGTTCAAGGAGGCTGCTGTTCATGGTCAGGTGTTTGTCCAGGACGGTCGCGTGCTGAAGCCCGAAGAGGTTCTGGCGCCGCCTAAGGCTAAGGGCTTCGACCGCAACGCCTACCACAAGATCTACATGCGCGCGTACATGCGGCGTCGGCGGGCTGCGGCTAAGGCTTCTGGGGTTTCGGCTTGAGGCCTTCTTCGACGAGCTGGCGGATGGCTGCGGCGCGCGACGGCAGACGGTTTTGCCAGCGGAACTCATCGATGCGCCTGACGAGGTCCTCAGGCATGGGGATGGCGATCCGCTCTGGCTCCGGGCGTTTCTTGACCATGCATCGATTATGCGAGAGGGGCCATCGCCGGTAAATGCGCCGCTTGCGCCGTCGGCGTAGCAGGTAGAGTGTTAACGCCTGTGCAGCGAGGTCAACGCCGCCGGGGACAGGGAGGGGCTGCAAATGACCCCTGAGCGGTTGCGTTTTTTGCTTGAGGATTGTCTGCGGCATCAGCGGCGGGTCGCCAGGGGGGCGCATTATGCGGCTGTGGCGCGGTTTTTGGGGGTCGATCCGGTGACGCTCAGGCGGTGGCTGCGGGGCGAGCGTCCGGTGCCGCGTCAGGTTGAGGTGATCATGGAGATCCTGCATGCCTTTCCTGAGGTCAGGGCCGAGGCTGTGGATAAGCTGATTATGGCGCGTGACGATGGGTCAGTCACTTAGATCGTTACAGGCGACATTGAGTGCTGTTGTAGGCCCCGGTCCAACACATTTGTGGAGGTGACGGCGCGAATGCTCGACCCTTTACAGTAGACGCCGGATGCGGGAGGAGATGTAAGAGGTCTAACGTAAGGTAACGCCGCTGTGATCATCGTTAGACCTCTAACATAGTCGGATAAGCCAGCTCATCGTTTCTAGCGGGCTTGGGTCGTGGAAGGAGACAGCCAATGGTCAAGACGAAAGACCGGGCGGGCGAGCGGCCCCCGGCGTCGTTCGACGAAAGGGCGTGGAAGAAGGCCTACATGCGAAAGTACATGAAGGAGTGGCGCAAGAAGCGAAAGGCCCAGAAGGACGCCGCCAGGGAGGCCTCCAAATGACCGCCGAGCTTGGCCCGACCGGCGAGTTCCCGCAAGGCAAACTCAACCCCGACGACGAGGGCGCGCTCAACTGCGCGATCAGCCATGAGAACGGCTGCGTGCGGATCGACTTCAACAAGAAGATCGCCTGGATCGGCCTGCCGCCCGATCACGCGCTCGCCTTCGCCAAGCTGATCATCGAACACGCGACGATGTTGAAACGGCTGGAGCGGCGCGGATGATCGACGACCCCGCCTTCAAGGTCCTGATGGCCAACGCCCGGGCGATGAAACTCGGCCTCATGAGCGTGTGGACGATCTACGAGAAACCCCTCGACTGCCCCGACGGCTTCATCGCCAGGAGGCACGAAGGCGGGGCCGGCGGTCATCGCCCGACCATGGACACCGTCGAGGGCGGGCTCGAACATATCCGCTCGACCTTCGAACGCGCCGGCCTCGTCAAGTTTTGCCGCGACGACGGCGACGAGCCGCAGATCGTCGAGAGCTGGATATGAGAGGACCGCGCGCCATGGCGATTGACGACAAGGCCAGCCTGCAGGACGTCGAGCAGGCCATCGGGGCGCTCATGAAGGCCAGCCACGCCCTGCAGGAGGCGATGGTCGGCAGGGGGCCGCGCTCGCGCGAGGCGTTCAGCTTCTACGTCGGCGTGGCCAGAGGCCGGCTCTCGCGCGTCGCATCGCGCATCAATGGCGAAACGGTCAGCCCGCACCCCGACGAAGAGGCCGCGCCATGAGCGGCTGGACCCGGCTGACGAAAGAGCAGCAGGACGCCTGCAGCGCGGCGGCCCGCATCGTCGAGGCCGCCGACATGCGCTTCGTGTTCCTCCTGTTCGGCCGCGACGGCATAGGCGCGGTGATCTCCAATGTTGAACCCGGCGACGCCGTGCCTATGATCGACGCCGCCCTCAAGGCCGCCCAGTCAGGGATCGGCGCCGACGACATCATCGATGGAAGGGAGAGGTTGCAATGACCGTCACCGCACTGATCGGCGCCTTCTTGTCGCTCATGCCCGCCGCCCGCCCCAAGACCGAGCGCGAAATCGACCGCAGCGAACTCTTGAGGCTCGAACGCGATCTCCACCTCCAGAAGCTCGTCGCCGCGCACTGGAAGGACGAGGCCCAACGTATCGCCATCCAGAGCCGCCAGGAGCGCGAGGCCCTGCAGGCGAGGATCGCCGGGCTTGAGCGCGAGCGCGACGACTGGCAGGCCCAGCGCCAGCAGGCGCAGATGCAGCAGGCCCTGGCCAACCAGCAGGCAAACCTGCCCCTCGCCCAGCTCGCCCAATACCAGGGCATGCTCGGCGCGCAGCAGGCCAGCATGTTCGACGGTTGGTGCAATTGCGTCCCCAGCCGCTCCCAGGTGTGGGCGGCGAACCGAGGAGACTGAGCCCATGGCCAAATTCACCAGCAAGAGCCCGCCCGCCAAGGGCGGCAAGATGGCCTCGGCGCCGAAGGGCAACGCCAGCCGCTACGCGCGCGGATCGACCGCCCAGGCGCCCGGCAAGAACCCCCAGGACCGCGCGCCCAACCTCCAGGGCAGGGTCTATAATGAGTTCCGCCCGGACGTCGCGCGCGGCTCGACCATGCCCCCGCCAACCAGCGACACCGAAGAGCCCCGCCTGAGCATGAGGTTGAACAAAGGCCGCAAGCGATGAAGGAAACGCGCACCCTGAGGAACGTCGTCGTCTGGGACAACAAGACCCGGCAGCGGGTCCTCATCGACGTCGACGTCGTGATCGACGTCCACTGGATCGGCCAGCTGCTGGCGACCAAGGCCTACAACAACCGCCACCACAAGAGCCGCGCCATGCACGGCCTCGTCGAAGTCCGCATGCGCGGCACCAAGACCACCCCGCTCAAGGAGAGGGCGGCGTGACCGACTTCGATCCCGACGCGCTTCGCCCGATGATCATCATGCGCAAGGGCGATGTGCGCGCCATCGCCGACGACCTCAACGCCGACAGCGAGGACCTGCGCATCTTCATCATGAACACCCCACTCCTGCGCCGCGCCCTCGACGAGGTGATCGCGCGCGGCGTCGACCAGTCCCTCTCCGTCCTGTTCAAGGGCCTCGACGACGACGACCACTTCTCCAACCAGATCGCCGCCGCCAAGGAGTTCCTCAAGACCCGGCCAGCCCAGCGGCGCGGCTTCCATCACGCTGGCGATCTCGAACTCAAAATGCCCCGCCAGGGCGGCGCGCTCACCCTCACATGGCTCCCCCCGGAAGCCCCCACGACCGGCTCAGGGCGCCCAGAACCGCCGATGATCGAAGGCACGGTCGAGGAGGAGAGATGACCTTCGCCAACGACAACCAGACCCACGCCAACGACAATTCGCCGCTCACCATCCCCTACCGGCCGCGCCGCCACTTCCTCAAGCTGCACGCCTCGGAAAAACGGTGGATGTTCGTTTGCGCCCACCGCCGGGCGGGCAAGACGGTGGCGCTCGCCAACCATCTGGTCCGCGCCGCCTACCTCAACGGCAGGCAGTGGCCGCCGCCCCGCTACGGCTACGTCGGCCCCTCGTTCGAGCAGGCCA